CAGCATCACATTCATGTGACTCACACATAGTATCTTTTATCTCTAGTGCTAACTTGTCTATATTCTTTGTAGTTTGTTCTTGCATTACTACAAGCTTAGTAGTTACTTCTACTAAGTTGTCTACTTTCTGTTCTAGTGCTCCACTCATATTATAGTGCCTTTAATCCTTTACCTTCTAATGAAGCTAATATGTCTTGTACTAATCCAGAAGTTACTTCATTAGTTGAATACCCTTCTAGTTTCTTTAATCCATATACTACAAGTCTTGTAGCAAACCTCTCTGCTACTGCTTTGAATGCAACCTTAGCCACCATAGATAGCAATATCTCTTTTAATAATACGAATGCTATATTAATCATTTGTTACTCCTAATAATCTCATTTTATTTCCTATTGTTTTGTTTTAAGTTTATAAATTCAATTCTGCTAATTCTTTAGCTAATACTCTAAACTCTTGATATGCTTTATAATCATCTTGTTTAGTATCTTTGTCATTAGTTAATGCAATTTCTGCACCAGCTGAATATTTAGTCGCTATAATTGCTTCTATAATACCACTTCTTGTAGTATTTAATTCTACTTTTGCTTGTAGATATTCAAACCCAACTCTAATATCTTCACTATTTTCATCTTTAATTTCAACTTCTTTAATGTCAAAATTGATTAGTTTCTTACCTTGTAGCAACTCTGTTGCCTCTGGTCTTGTATCTGATTTTACTAACATTTTATACTCCTGGTATCTTGTTTTTTATTTTTAATTGTACAAATATATTCTTAACTTCATAAGTTATATATTTCTTCCAAAGGTTAAATCCATTGCTGAGTTTCACGACTAATAAACTGCCCTTTGTCATATTAAACTAACCTTGCCATACTAAAATGACAAGACCGAGCCGACAAGCGCACCCGAATTACCCGAAGAATACGCCGCATACAGATAGAAAGCACCAGCACCCGAACCATCATCCGCATCACCACCGAGCACCACGACCCTATTCCCTGCAGATTGATAATAGTAATCTGTAATTTTAGTACTTGAACCCGCACCAACCGAAGCAGGGAAGAATCCAGTCCCAACTTGCTCTAAAGTATTTTGCCAACCATTAGCATTTGCCATAGTAATTCCAGCATTCACATAGTCCCCACTAAATACATCATCTGCAAAAGTTGATGGATTATTATTAATAAATGGCACATTATCTTGAATATTAATACCATCTACCCAGTTCCAAATATTTCCAAAGAAGTCTTCAATTCCTCTATAAGACATGAAAGCTAAATCAGCAGCTTCATCATCTGCATCACCTGAATATTCATGATTTCCAGTAGCATTACCAGAGGTATCACTTCTACCATTAATTCCAATATACGAACCATTTGACCAAGTTCCACCTGATAATTGAGTTCTTCCTTGACCAATAGCACTCTGTGAATTAAAAGTACCAAACTCAATAAGCATCAGTAGCTGTACAGCACTAATTAAATTCCAATCTTGCAATGCCCAACCTGAACCAATTGCAGCAGCTTTAGTTCTAAACGAACCTCTAGTCATTGAACCAGCAGGATATACACCACTTGCTGAAATAAGTGTACTTCCACTTACAGATGCACCATAAGCACCAATGTATCTATTTTCAACTTCTACACCAGCTTTTAAAAATGCAGGATGTACGCTATAACCTGATAAGGGCACTAATGAAATTGAGTGTGAGTGAGTAGTTCCCACATAGTTATATTTATAGTAAAACTTAGGTATCTCTACCATTACATTACCATTAGCTCCTGTTAAATCAGCAATTGAACCTGACTCTGTATAGTTTGAATTAATAGAATGTAAATATGCATTTACTGTACCATTTACTGCTAATAAACATCTTCTCATTTTAGATTGGATAGTAGTAAAAGCACTATCTCCAGTTCTTGTATACACGTCCGTAGATTCATTCCAACCTAAACCATAAGCCGTACCAATAGCAATGGCTGCACTTGCTGCTGCATTAGTAGCCGATACACCAGCTGAATTAGCATGACTCTCTGAGTTCGTTGCACTAGTTGCTGCATTACCTGCACTAGTTGCTGACTGTCCTGCTGATGTAGAAGAGTTATTAGAATATGTTAATGCATTTGCTTCACTAGTACTAGCATTGCTTTCTGATGTACTTGCGTTACTCTCAGAAGTACTAGCATTGCTTTCTGATGCACTAGCATCATTCTTGAATACTTCTGCTGCATCTCTAGCATCTTCAGCAAGGTTCATATAATGAACAGTAGAGTAAGCGTAATCTCCATTTGATAATTGAAACTGAGCTGATGTATTTGTTGCCAACAGTTGACAGTCTGTAGCTTTAGCAGAAGCCAATCCTACTTGTTCTGTTGCAGTTGAGGCAGAAGTACTAGCTTCACTAGCTTTAGTTGTTGCTATACCTGCTTGAGCTAAGGCTACATCTTCTGAGCTTCCAGCATTAGATTCACTAGTAGCTGAATCATCTCTATATCCCTCTGCTGTATCTCTAGCTTCTCTTGCTACTGCTATTGCATTAGCTAAGCTGGTTTCAGTTACACCTCTAGTAATATTTACTTCCATTCTAAGTCCTTACTTTCTTATCTATATGCATTCTTCCAGAAAGTAATTTATCATATGTACCATCTGTAGTCTTTGTTGTATATACAACATACTCTTCTAAGTTCTTAACTAGCTTACCAGTGTTTTCTTTACTGATAGTTAAAGTATACTTATCTGAATCAACAGAGAATTGTAACTTACCTATTGATTCACATTCGAACCAACAAGTATAATCATTCTCTAAATCGTTACCATCAGCATCGTCCATGTTTAAATTAAATAAGTATGGATAACCTGCTTCTATTGAAATATCTGAAATAACCTTTGCCATTAGTAATAATATCCTTGTATAACTTCTGTTTGCTCAACATAACCAAGAGCACTTGTCTTCTTAACCGTCTTAACTCCCTGCATATATTTCTGATCAAAGTATTGAGACTTCTGAAAGTTTTCCATATCAGTTTCTTTCTCATATGCTTTACTCATCATAAAATATTTAAGTGTATTCTCATCACCAGATCTAACAGTATCATTAAGGTTCTGATTAGCAGGAATAGCAATATGCTTAATAGATACAGCAACATTAGTTACTGGAGTATTAACATAGATCCTATCATAATCAAGAACAATAATACCATTACTTTCTTCATCTCCAGAAGTATCATCAGGATGTAAAGATCTAACAGTACCATTACTATCTTTAGCAGATATATACCTCAGTATACCATCAACATTATATTCATAAGTACCAGTAAGTAAATTAAGAACTGTAGTCTTAGGCTCTTCTAACCTCTCGCTTGCCATTGCTTTAATACCACCATTGTAGTAATCAAGTAGTTCTGAATCAGACCAATAGTCTCCATCTGTATCTTGAAGTGTATCTCTTGTTTTATGTAGTAAATCTCTAACTGTCATTTATATCCTTTCTATAAACTTAATAAGACCCTCCGAAGAGAGTCCTATAAATCAATAATTACTATACAGTAATATCGAATTTGATTGCTCCGTGAGAACCTGCATTACTAACACCGTCATTAAACACTGCTAATTCAACACCTCTAATAGAACCAATCATGTAACTGTTTTGGTTACCATGATCAAATGCTTCTTCACCATAGATTACTTCATTTGAGTAAGCTAAGAATGCTGCTTGAGCACCCATTAATACTGGAGAACCAGCTGCAAAACCTGAATGTGAATGAATAACAACATTGTCATACTCACCTAAAGCACCAGTGAATAATCTATTGTCTCCACCTCTTTTACCTGCATTAGCTTGAACAGTCTTCCAATCAGCAGATTGTTTAAGACCAACAGCATCATCTGGATTCATTCCAAGAATAAATACTTCTTCACCATTAGCCATAGAAATAGGTCTAATCTTCTTAGTAGATCCTGAAGGGAACATTGCTTCTTTTTTCATTAATACGATATCGTCTAATGCAATTTGTCCAGAAGCTTCAACTGAAGCAGAAATATCTACTACATCAGCACCATTGATAGCTGTAAAGATTGCAGCATCTTCATTTCTTGCCATCCAATCAGTTAATTGACCTTTAGCTTGATTTCTTAAATTAAATGCAACTCTTTGCTCATCTAACTTACCAGCGATTCTTACACCATTTCTGATTTGACCGATAGCTACACCTTGGTCATAGAAAGTCATAGACTCTTCATTACCTGAACCAACACCTTCAAGTGCAGTATAAGTTAATGGGTTATTACCAGTAACTCCAGAACCACTTAATGTACCAGCAAGACCAAACCTAATTGTATCTCCAGCAGACTTTTCTAATTCTCTTTTTACTTGGATAGGAGAGTTTTCATCCGTACCTTTAAACTTACCAAAGAATGTTTGTTCTTGGTATTTCTTATATAAACCAGCTTCCCATTGAGTTTGACTTAATCCGTGTGATGTTAATATTGATGTGTTTGCCATTTTAATTCCTTATAGCTTTTATTGACCAAAGATAGAAGCAAAGCCATCATCAGATTCTTGAGACTTAGTTGAACTAGAGCTACCACCCATCTTATTGATGTTAGGCACGCCATCTTTCTTCTGTTTAGTCTCAAGTCCCATCTCTTTAATAAGCTCAGCTTTTATGCTGTCTCTTAGAGTCTGACTATCTACTTCTTTCTTCTTTGTCTTATTCGTTAAATACTCGTATGCAGTCTTATAAGGTTCAGCACTACTATTGAACTCTTGATTGAACTCAGCATCAGTAGCTACAGCCTCTTGTAAGGCTTCTGGATTAACTGTCTTCCAATAGTTATCAACAGTATTAGCATAAACAGTTTCCTGAATTTGCATTGCCTGAATCTTCATTGTATTCTGCATCTCTTTAAACTTAGCTTCTGGGTCATCCCAAAAGTCATCAGTAGTATCGTCATTATCTGTAGTGTCTTCACTAGCTTCTTCTTTGGCTTTAGACATTTCTCGTAGCTCATTGATATACTTATCTTTATCAGCCATTCGTTTTTCCATACCTTCAATCTGCTTTTGTAGATCACTTAACCTTGAATCATCTGCTGTTTCTGTGTTTGCAGTATCATCCATCCCTGTTGCATCTGTGGTAGCATCAGAGTTTGGTTCTTCAGAACCTTGTACAAGACTCTCATCTTCATTTGGTGTATTTAGTGATGCTTCCGTTGCAGGTGTGGCATCATCAGGAATACCCATTCCTAATTCCTCAATATAATTCCTCATATTAGAATATCCTTCTGTGTTAGATATGCTTCGTTTAATGTCCAGCTCGACATAGGACTATAGTCCCATACCTTCTTTAGCTTTAGCTACTTCTTTGTCTACTGCTCTTGCTGTTTGAGTCTGAACAATCACTGACTGTTGTTGTTGTACTTGACCACCAAGTTGTTGTATTTGTTGTTGTAGTTGTTCAATGTATCCACCAGCTTGTTGTAATTGAGCCTGAAGATCATTCTGTGCTTTAATATCATCAGCTAATTGATGCTTATCTTTAAGAGCACTATATCTCAATAGTACATCCATTGGAACAGGATTAGCAGTTTGACCTTGAATCTGTAATAGTTGAGCAAACTGTTCTTCTCTCTCATTAAGACTCTTAGGAGCATCTTCAATCATAATATCAACATCTTGATTAGTTAGATCATTCTTCTTAGCTAAGGTATTATCATCTAACAGTACAGTATTGTTTACTGGCATAAATGCATAAGCACCATTAGGTTCAATAACTCTAATCATCTTTTCATCTGTATAGAAGTCAGGAACTAATTTCATAGTAATATCAGCAATATCATATCTAGCTATTCTTAACTTGTTCAATAAAGGAACTAAAGTAGTTTGAGAAGCAGCTATAGACATATTAGCTTTCTTAGCAGATTCATATTGACTTGATTGACCTACAAATGCACCATTGATACCAGCAACACCTAATATCTCAGACTTAGCTAATTCTAATAACTGAATATGTGATCCAGCTAGTGGAGTATTATCAATAACTTGAACTCTACCTTCAGCTAATGCACCATCTTGTAACTTAGTAATACCATCAGGTTTAGCAAGAGTCTTCTTAGCTTCATTCCAATCAACAAATGCATTCTCTTCAGCTAATACTTGTTTAGCATTTAAATAATGTAATGCTTTAGAGTGTCTCTTGTTAACTTCTGTTTGAGCATCTACCATATTCTTAACTAACCCATATGGAGTATTGTTAATATCTCTTTCTATAGTATATTGTACAAAAGGAAATTTATCTAAAGTATATGGTTCTTTCTTAAAATAAAGTATTTGTCCTCTAACCCAGATAACAGTAGTAATAGCACCATTCTCATCTCTATACCAAGAATTAATTAATCTAGGTCTAGTTCTATCACCCTTCTCATACCACATATTCTCTTCACTTGAAGATATGAAATAATCACTATCACTTGAAGTATGTTCTCTATATTTAGGGAAAGATTGCTTAACAATATCTTCATCTGTAAATACAGCCCTATGTATTCTTCTACAGTCAGACATATCATCTTTCTTAGACATTGCATCAATAAACATATCCCTATAGTCAACATGAGAATGTCTTAAATCAATAAACTCACTACCATCCAATTCAGGATATACATACATCCATCCTCTACCAGCAACAAATGCATCTTTAACTACAGAATCTAACTCATCATCAGTATTGCTTGAATATTGAATATAATCATATAAACTTGTCTTAACTTGAGCTATCTGTTGATCATCAAGAGTTCTACCAGCCATAGTTATCTTAGGTCTATTCTGTCTTTCTGAACCAATAATAGAATCTATTGCAGGCTTAATATGATTAAATGTAATTACAGCTTGACCTCTATCTCTCAATGCTGATTGTTCTTCAGAAGTCCATTGTGCTCCATGATAGAACTGATACCAAGAAGTAGAATTATCTCTCCATTCTTGATCCCAAGTAGAGTCATCTGAAAACCATCTTTCTAATGGTTCAAGTACTGAATTTGAATTAAGCTTACTAGCTTTCTTATCTGTGTTTGTCATCATGATCCTTATTTTTCAATCTTAATATATTCAATCTTAATCTTTTCTTAAAGTATTTTCCAGTCTGCTGAGACATCTTTCTTGAAGTATTTAGCCCAAGGATCAATTACCGTATTACTCGATGAAACCATATCTCTTGGATACTTTACTTGACCAATAAAGAAAGATAGACAATCAGAAATATCATCATGTGGAGTTCTAGTAAATAGCATTAACTCTCTTTCTAAATCCTGAATACCTTGATCTTGCTTACTAATATGATAAATTCTACCACTCTCATATAAGGGCTGTAGTTGTTCAATTCTACCTTCTTTTGACCCTTTATGACTATAGATTTCTCTCAATGGATACTTAACATTATTGTCTTGCATATACTTCTTAATCTCTAAATACATAGCTCTTTGAGCAGCAATAGTTTCTATCCAAGTAACCTTAGGTTGATACTTCTTCATTAAATTAATCAATAGCTTCCTATTGTCTTGTGGAGTACCACGATTAGCAAATACCTTAACAACATACCAGTTCTCTTTAGAGTCAGTAGCCAATACAATTAATGCACTCTTATCTACTTTTTTGATCTTGGTTCTACCACTTGGAGGCATAGCAGGATCATAAGCAATATAATAATTACATCCTTCAGGAACATCTTTATTCTCAATGTGCTGAAAGTATTCATGCTTGAATGTTAATTCATCATCAGCAACCATAGGATTATTATGCATTTCACTATAAAATACACTCATCTTACCTAGCTCTTGATACATTCTTTTTGCCTTCTCATATTCACTCTTAGGAAGCAACATAGGAGCAATCATATCACCATCTTCATTAACAGCTTCATACTTAGCACTAGTCCATTCTGGATTGGTTAATATTCTATGTAAACAACTCATATCTCTTAATATAGTACCTACATAGCAAACATCATATATACCTCTCTTATTAACAGAAGGTAATACATCAGTAAGAATGAAGTGTAATACTGAATCAGTTCCAGCAGTTTCATTAGTTTCAATATCATCCAATACGATCATATCAGGTCTAGTATCTTTATGTAGTAAACCCCTCATTGATTGTCCAGCACCTTTAGCTACAACTCTAATACCAGTACTAGTAGTAAAATCTGTCTTAGCCCAATCAATACTTTTAAACTCACCAGTTTGTGTAAAGTCTCTCTTTAACTTAGCATTAAATTCTAACTCATTCCTAATACGAATAACGAAATCTTTAGCTTTATCTTCTGAATCAGATACAATAACAATAAACTTTCTTTCCTGAAAGACAATACGATATAAAGCCAACAGGAATGTAATAACTGTACTCTTTGCATGTCCTCTAGGATAAGCAACAGCTTTCAACTTATTATCACTATTCATTAATGCTAACATATCAGTATGTATTACTGGATGCTTACTAGGAAAGTGATCATTGAAGTAAGTCTGTCCAAATAACATTACAGCCTCAGCTTTATCTCTATTTCCTTGAGCATTAATAGCTTTAGTTCCAGACTGATTAGCCCAGAAGTTCTCAGTGAATATTGCACTACCTTCTTGTTCAGGTTTACACTTACTTAGATTCGACAACTTCTAATACCTCAATGTCTATAGCATCTTGATTAGCAGCAGTATGTAGTTTCTTCTGCATAGATCTTAACTCAGTAACAAAATCATCTTTAGATTGTTTAACCTCAACCTTAACATTAATATCTTCCTGAAAAGAAGGCATATGTTCTAACATTACCTTAGATGCAGCAACTCTATCTCTAGGTGATACATCATAATTAACAGCCATACCATATAGATTCTCATACAATGCATGTTTCTTATCAAGGAAACTAATCCACCAAGTCTTATGACTCTGTTCAAATAGTTCTTTACATACTTTAGTTCTTTCAATCTGACTAATTTCTTTCTTAACATTAGCTCCAATAACCCTACTGTTACCTGCAGATCTTTCTATAGCTCTAGCATGTCTATCAGGGAATACTTCTTTTAAAGCTTCTCCCTTCTTACTTCCAGATAGAACCATCAGAACATATTCAGCATACTTACCCTTCTCAGGATCTTCAACTACTTTCATAAGTTTTCGTTGAACATGCTTTTCAATCATCATACTAGAATTCCTCTACTAGAATCTTACATATCTTCTCTCTTTCAACTGGGTCAAATGTTCTACTAAGTAACCCCCTAAGCTTTATTTCTCTTCTTTTATGACCTTCATAGTAATTAACTAATTCAACCTTAACTTCCTGAACCGTAGCCCCAGCATTAACAATATTATCTTCATTGATTTTCATCTTACAATTATTTAAGTGTCTAGTTAGACCACCCTTATTCTTCAGTTCTTTATCACAGTATTCACATATAAACATATTAATCCTTTTTAAGAACTATAACCAAAAGTCGTGAATAATGTCAAGGATATGATAAGTGGATGTCCTGCCATTAGACGATAAGACATTAAACACTTAGTCTGAAACAGAGGGAGAAACATGCAGACTAAGCATATGAAGTATATTGATTGTTTATGTAAAGTTAGCTTAGTTGGATTTTGTATGTGTTTGGAAGAGAATTTTTTATGTTGTATTTTTGTAATATTTGGAAGAGAGCAATACGATTTGTATGGTGTTTTTTTGTAATATTTGTAGAAGGGCTATACACTTATATCTCTATAACCAATTTTAAGGGTGGGGGGGGGTAATTCATACCTCAACATTTTATACATCATCAAAACTGTACATACTTATACCCCATTAAATATATGTCAATATGCAGGGGATTTGTAGGTTTATATGTGAGCATATTAGGGTGATGTGGTTGTTATAAGCTTGATTAAGTCCCATTCCATAGCATCTCCCCAGCATTCCACACCATCCAATAACTCGTAACTTATTAATAGTGTCTTATATCCTATTCTTAATCATTATATATCTAGTTATTCATGCTATACACTAAAGGAAGACATTTATCTTGTTAATAGTGTTTTATATCTGAATAATAAAAGCCTATATCTAAAGGCCTTAAGTACAAATTATGAAATTCTTTATGCTTTTGCATTGTTTTTACTTGACAAAACTATACATCTATGTTATACTTCCCTCAACAAAACAACAAAAGGGGTTAACATGAAATCAACAATATCAATCAACACTAAATACAACCAACCAACAGAGACAAAAGGCTCTAGTATAACAGCTTATTTGACATCTGGTTACACTAACAAACAAATAACAATTGATTATGATTATGCTTTAAATGCTAGCGACAATCATCTAGCTGCTGCTAAAAGACTGGCTAAACAATTCAATGCTAGAGATGTTTTATATGTAAAAGAAACGCAAAGCCAAAGAGGTAATAAATACATTGGGCACATTTACCAAATGATACAAAAATAAAAGGATATAAAAATGAAAACAAAAAATTTAAAAAAAATAACAGAAGAATTTAGCAATATAGACAAAATGCCAATATTTGAAGTTGCATTAAATAATAATGAACATGAGATATATGATATATATATTAAAGATGCCCGATTGTGTGCTAATCACTTATTTATTGAAATTGATACAGACTTCACACTAGATGAAAATTTAAGTAATTTATATGAAATATGCATTAATGACTTAATTAATAAAGGATTATATTAAAAAAAAGATAGATTAAATCACTTAAAATGATTTTGAAGACTAGATAAATAATAAATTTATAGTATGTATTTATTAAGTATATACTATTAAGTTTATAAGACTTAAAGCAACAAAAAAGGATATAAAATAAATAAACTATTAAACACGAACAAAGACAATCTAAAAAGCTTTATATTATTTATAAGCCTATGTTCATTTACCGTATGGATGATATCTATGGCTATTATTTCATTAGATGATACATTGGCTTACCAAGAAGAAGAAGAAGCTAATTATCAAGAATACATTTATATAAATGAACAAAAATAAAGGAATTAAAAAATGAGTAAACTATTAAACACGAATAGCAAGGAATACAAAACAAATATTGAGGCGTATATCTTTGATTGCATTGATTTAGATTATTTTGGATTAGAGACTAATCCAACCGACAAAAAAGAGATATTGCAACTAATATCTAATGAAATTAAATCTATGGCTTTTTACGATCACAATATAAAAAGATATAACGGGAATAGATACGACATATTGTCGGATCATTTACAGGGACTACGATCTTATTTAAATATTGATTTTGCTAACTATGAGATTTTAAAAGTGGTTGCTAAATTGCATAACTTAGATAAATTACCAGATGACAAAGAAGACATTATATTGGACAAATGGTGGAGTCATATATCAAACCATATTTTTAAACTATTTGTTAAATATGGTGTAGAATTTTAAGATAAATTTATAGTATGTATTTATTAAGTATATACTATTAAGTTTATAAGACTTAAAACAAAAATAAAAGGGTAAATTATGAATAAAAATTATATAAATTACGAAAAAACATTGGTGAATGGTGTGAAGTTATTAAAAACTAAAGAATTAGATGTAGTTAAAAAAGGCAAATGGTTTATAATTGATGGTGAACATAAATATAACAGAGAATCATATGGCTTTTTACATACTTATAAAACTCTAGAAGAAGGTCAAGTAATGGCTCAAAAAAGAAATAGTGAGATTTTAAAACAGATTACTATTACTAAAGATAATATACATTTATATTATGAGTTTATGAGTGATAAAGATCTTAAAAAACATCAAGATCTATTTGTTTGTGTGTATTATGCGGGATATATTGGGGAAAAGTGAAAAATTGTTGACCCTAAATACATTAATTGGAGGGGTTGGTTTTATGTGATCAATTTAGACAATAAGGCTATCGCCGAATGTCTTATAAAGAGTCAAAATAAACAGTCATTTGATTTTAATTTGTTAAAAAATGAATTTAGTGAAATGGCGATAAATCAATTTCAAAAAATATAACAAAGAGTATATATCTACTAAATAAACCTTAGTAGATATAGCAAATAATTTCATAGTATATATTTATTAAGTATGTACTATAAGCTTATAAGACTTAAAACAAAAATAAAAGGAGCATAACATGACAAACGTAATGAAAGAACTAAAGGACGCTATCAGTCCAGCACAACTGAGCGACATAGTCGCATATAACATAAGGCTAAAAACACACAATCCTAACTATAAATGTGGTATAGATAACGGGGAGTCATTCCTAATTCGTGCCTTAGAGATTAAAGGGGTAGAGATAGACAACTACACTATCCCGACAGATCTAGAGTACGACTCTGGGTTTGGTGTGCAACACCTAAATGGAACTGTACTGTTAAACAACGGTACGTGGCTCACTAGAGACGAGGACGACGGGTCAGAGTGGTGGGAACTACATACAGTCCCAACGGTAGAGCAATTAATTTCATAGTGTCTACCTAAAAAATAGATATTTTAAAGTTATTTAATAACTTATTCGCACCACCTGAAAGAGCAGCGAATCAAAAATAAAGTTTCATAAGGTGTATGTTAGTTGAAATAGGACTAACCTAAACATAATATTTTAATATATTAGTATGCTTACAAAGTAGGTATATATTATATTAAGTGGATATATGACATATACAGAATGTATAGCCATACAATCAAAGAAAAAATAAAAGGGGTAAACAATGACACAACTAGAAATAGTGAGGACAGCTTTATTAGATGAGATATCAAGAATTAAAAGAGGAACAACAAGCACAGAAGATAGCATGGCAATAGTCAAATGTGCTAATGCCTTAACTAATACATACAACACAGAAATAAAAGCTTTTGGGACAATATTGACAGCTAATGATGCAGGTGTAGACATTAATCCCGTAAAAGTATTTGAACCAACAACTAAGCTGGTGGAATAATATGTATTGCGATGTTTGCATGACGGGAAAAGATAAATGTAATTCATATCTTTACAGTAATATATGTGCTGAATGTTTTGCTATTCTTTATGCTTTAGATGAGAACCTAACAGAACCTATAGAATGGTTAGAAGTAAATAAAAAAAGATATAACGATATATGCAAAAGATTAATAGACAGTTATTATGAGAATGACCTTGAAGATCTAAAAACACAAATAAGAGAGGTTGCAAGATGGAAGAAATACTCAAAGAAGGCAGAAAATAGGATAAATAATAATATGAATTTATATAGAGTAATGGTTTCTTCTAGTGATTTACTTTTAGCAATAAAAGAGAAAGAGCAAGAATTCTTTAGCACTAAAGAGATACAAGAATACTATAACTTTACATCTCAATTATACAGAAAGATTAAGTCAAGTCAATTTCTATTAGAAGAAGGACATATTTCAAAGACAGGGAAAGGTTGGCAGTTTAGTGCGACAGCTATAGAGTACATGATTCAACTGCAATACTATCAAAAGCAACAGAAAAACATATCTTTTGATGCAAACTATTGTAGTCTATATGAAAGCAAGAATCAATTAGAGTTATTCCTAAGAATAAATAAGGGAAACATATGACATATGAAAAGTTACTAGAACAATCAAGAAAAGATTGGATGCTATTCAATAGAATGGAAAAGGTTAATAACTCAGCAACAGAACTAAAGCTAATAGCTAAACATAAAGAACTAGCAAAAATAAGGTCATTTACATATAGAGAAATAGTTAATGAACGATATGAACTAGGGAGAACCAATGAAAGCAAGTGAAAGATTTATAACAACATTAAGCAATGAGGTTATACGACTAGAGAACAAAGTAGAAGACCTAGAAGACATAATAAGAGGATTAGAAAGCGACTCAAAAAGAGAATCTAGGAATGCGTATATGTACAGAGAAAATTGCTTAGAATGGAAGAACTCAACCAAAGAATTACAAGATTTTATAGCAAATATGTTAATGAATATAGGTGAAGACTATTAGTGAAGAGATTAAAAAATATAAAACAATAAAGGAATTATAATGAATGCAAATAAAATAAATGAACAGATAGAGAGATTAGAAGAGGAACTAGCTAAGTTAAAAGCAGAGACTAATAAACCTAATAAGTATGAGATAGAATATGAGGATGGTGATACCTTCTTTATAAGTATTAAAACAGTTATGGGAGAGGCTACAGGACAAAGTAATGACCTTCTTAAAGCTGGTAGGTATAGAAGTACTGAAAAGTTTACTAATGAACACTTTAAAATTCAAAATGAGATGATGAGGTTAGGTGCTTTAGTAGAAGCAGTAACTATTGAGATGAACATGGAAGATTGGGTAGCTGATTGGAATGATGAAGCCCAAGTTAAATACTGCGTTAGATATAACCATAAAGGCGGCGAATATTGCTTAGACTATTGGTGTACTTTAAAAACTGTAGGAGTAATCTATATGCCAGAAGAAGTAGCTGAAAGAGTATGTGAGATACTCAATAACAAAGAGTATGAACTATCAGGAGTAAATTATGGAGATAGAACTTAGACCTAATATAGCTTGTAACTTTAGTAAAGAAACTAGCAAGATATACTTTGAATTATATATAGATGATGAGTATGTATTTTCATTTATGAATAAAGCAGAAGTTGATGAGCGATTAGATGCCATTATTGAACAATATAAAAAGGATAATAAATGACTAGAGAAGAAGCAAAAGACTTAATAGAAATAGAATATGATAGCCTCGATAATTACTGTGATAGTAATCATTGCTCAGTTATAGATCAAATTTATGATGATTTTGAATCAAGAACTTGTGAG